ATAAGCTAGGAAGTTAGCAGCTGTGAAGAAGGTTTCGAAGTTGCTGCTGTTTGGTTCGCCAAAACGACGAACTAGTGATGCTTCTGAATCAACTAGAACTAGCTGACCGATTGGACCCCAGCGAAAGATACCTGCGATACCACCAGTAGTTGTTGAAACTGCTGGAATAACCGTTGTGAGATCGATCTCGCTGACGTTAATTCCTGGGCTTACTTGAAATGCCATTGTTAATTCTCCCTTATCCCAAAATAGATGCTTATAGAGCGCCTTACTGTATTATTTATAAAAACAGGATACTAAGCTTAATTGTTGAACCATTTATTAAATTCTTGATCTGTATCATCTATTGCGTCTGGATCGACCCAAACATCATCGATAAACCCGAAGGGTATTAGGTTTTCTTCGACTAATTTTTGGTTGCTGGACAATACCTCTAATCTTGCATCGTTATCACAAAGCTCTTTGAAGTATTCTTGATGCACGAGCCAAGAGAATAATACACAACACATTACTAGATCGTCATGTTCTCCTTCTTCGGCTTCGTATTTATTATTATGCTCAATGAATCTGAACATCTCATACAATAGGTCATAATCATTAATTATTATTTTATCGTTTTCAACAAGGCTCTTAAAGTTCGCGCAGCCGATACGCTTTACCTGAGTGGTGGTTCTAACTCCTAGACCGTATTTGACCCCAGAACCTCCACTGATATTCTGGCCAGCTCTACCCTTAGACCTTGTGGAAAGGACATTTTCATACTCAAGGTCATGGAGTAGAATATCGGCTACCTGCTGACCGATGTCATTCACCTCCACTAGAACATATGCATAATTGTAATGTCTGCCTACATTGTATATGATGGTAGGATAAACCAGAGACTCGATTTCATTGTCTCGATATTTGGCAACCACCCTATAAGGGACCGAAGTAATATCAAACACTATGAAGGCTGAGTAATCGATCCCAGAGCCTCTAGAGGTATCAACAGATATAAGGTAAGTGTGACCTGGGATTACTTCTTCAAACTTGTCAACACTGCCTTTTTTAGATATCGGGTCAGCGTAAGGTATGGTTCCTAGTTTAGAGGCATCAATAAGAGTATTAGATGAACCTAGAAACTCACAATTATATTCTTGATTGAACTGGCGCTGCGATGTATTCTCGATAGTCTGTTTCTGCCACTTCTCATCACGACCCGGAATCATAGACCAGTGGACAGACACTCTAGAATAAGTGTTCTTGTTATTCACGCTGTCAGTCCAGATCTTATAGAACATGTTCATGCCATTAGGCGTGGAGGTAATAATGACCTTGGTGTTTTGACCTGAAGTAATAGTAGGATAAACTGATGCGAAGAACTCATCCTGAATGTTATTAGGCACGAAGGCGAATTCATCTAGGTATAGTAGGTTGAATGAACCACCGCGAGTGGCTGAGGATGAGGTAGCCGATGATAGAATCTTAGAACCATTCTCTAGTTCGATGTTACCCTTGTTCCATTCTAACACACCCTGCTGTAGCCACTTGGGTAGATGCTCAAACATTAGCTGAATGCGAGATAGAATTTCTCTAGCACCACGATCCTTGTTAGCAAGAATAGCAATTCTATAGTTTTCATTGAACAGAATCTTGTGGAGCAAATAGGCAGCTACGGTGGTAGTTTTACCGACCTGACGAGGCATCTTTGCAATAGAGAATCTATTGTCCTCAAAAGTGTGGATCATTTCTTCTTGAAATTTCCACAACTCAAAGTTGACAAGACCCTTATCAACATTTACAATTTTACAATATTTTTTAATGAAATAAATCTGATCATCAGAACACTTTTTGTATTCTAGAATCAGTTCCTTAGTCCACTCAATATTAACTGAGGATCTCTTGAGATTTTTGTTTCCTAAATAATTATCGTTAGCCATTATCACCCTTTAGAAGCTTATGAAGCTCCGCAGTGCTACCTACAAACAGATTATTGTTGATAGTGTCACCACCTTCTTTTTGCTGTGCATTGTCGGTAATCTCTTTGACTTGTTTAGATAGATTGAGTAGCTTCTGATTAGCATCAACAAGATTATTAATTAATCCACCAACGACCTCGTATGCGCGAGGATGCTGGGCTTGTTTGGCAAATTCTATCATATCATCAAGAGCACGCTGGCCATTCTCAATGATTGAATAAAGATTCCCACGAGCAAACTCATAATCGTTTTCTGCTTTAGATGCTTTTTTATCTTGAACAAAAATGGTATTTGGATCTGTAGAATCTGTATTTGCGCTGAAGTTTATGCCAAGGGCATTTGATATTGATTGCGTATTAGCCATAATGTATTATCCAATGTTTGTAAAGAAGTCTTTAATATATCCATAGTCGCTGTTAGCGGAGATTTGAGATACGGGAATAGAGATAGAAGAATTACTAGTTGGTGCACCATTACCATCAAGTCCAGGTGTTATAGTTACATATTCAGCAATAGATGTTACGCTGATACCCTCAGCTGCAGTATTGGTTGTTGGTACATAAAAATTAACATCAACCTCTTTAATAATACCAGCAGAAGAAACAGGTCCATACAAATAACCCTTAAGCACAAAGTTCAGATCCCATATGATCGCCTGTCTATCATTGAAATTTCCCACAAAGGTATCTGTATACTGTACACTTTTTAATACAATAGGAATATCCATATGAATATTCATTTCAGGAATTAAGTTAATCTGAGTTGTCCACTCTGGTTTAAAGAAGGGAAGGATCTGTTCAAGAATTCTTAACCCATCATCAGGGTTTCTAGCAAGAATAGCAAGATCTATATTAAAGTTATAAGGTACAGGATTGAACTGATAAGAAACAGGACTTGCTGTATCAGCAGCTGACTTTCTATTCTTACCAACGCTATTCAACTTCCTAGTAGGATCATACTCAATGCTCTTAATTTCAAAAGACATACGAGGTAGGATCTGATTAATCTGACGCTGTAAGTCAGGATTCTCTTTTATCCTTGAAAGGTATCTGTCTTTAGGACCATATGATAGTGGAACCTTTAAAGTTTGTAGTGTGTTGTCTGAGTTATCTACTCGATCAATAATGATGTCATTGAACAACGAGCCAAATAGCGCGATGTATTTTCTTGACGAACCGAAATAATATTTTTTACCAAACATTATTAGAAGCTTTCACTAAAAGGATTAGTTGCACTAAAATCAATAAAGTCAAGCGTCTCAGTATCAAAGACCTTATTTTGAGAAGCAGGATCTGATAGTTCCATTGCATAGTATTCTGTAACTATATCATAACCAGATTCAGTAATTAATTCGAATTCATTTTCTGTTAGATAAGCGAAGTTGTCATCAGCAACAGAGTATGAAGTCTGAGTAGAATCAATCTCAGGAATGCCAGTATTAAATCTTTCACTATTGTAATTAAACTTCTCAAGCTGTAATTCAAAATACTGCAGATTACCTACAGGATAGAAGGCATCTTCCTGTTCAACGAACTTGATTTCAAAAATACCCTTAGTGAATGGGAAAAATACTAAGTCCCCTTCACGTGGTCTAATAAGATCATACATAGAACCAATGTCTTCACCGAATCTAGAACGTGATACAGAAAGCACTAGCTTATCAGCAATACTTAACCCAAACTTGGTAAGTAAGTCACCCTCACCCTGGAACCCAGAGTAAGAGTTGATATACATTTCCATAGGCACAGCAATATTGAAAAGAGAATTAGGTGCTGACTCAAGTAGAGAGTCAATGCCATTAGTATCTCTTAGAATATAATAAACATCTGTGCCATTAATCTTGATCATCTCTTGGACCAAGCTGTCCACTAGATTTTGTTCAGGAGAGTAGTCTGAGTTTCTGAAGAAAAAATTAGTTGCCATTATTTCACCCGATCATGTCGGCAACGGGAAGACTCCAAGTCGTATACATTTCCTGTTCTAATGCTTCTACTTCTTTCTGAGCATCATCACGAATTTTCTGGCCATTAAACTTAAGACCACCAGGAAGTGGAACACCATCATACTTGGTGATGTTATCGCCCCACTGACGCTTGATTAAAGCAGAGGTGTAACGAATCAACCAACGGTCACCGAATACTGCACCATAAGTTGTGGGATTTACAATCTGATAAGCTTCTACAACAATGTAATCACCAACATTAATGTTATCCCAAGCGGTATCAATATGAAGCTTATTATCATAACGATTAAACCGAATAGGCTGGAGACCAACTAGTAGCTGCTCTAGGAACTGAATATGCTGCATAGCCTGATAGTAAGGGACCATCGTTGTTGATGTAAGATCATAAAGATCATTCAAGCTAATCTGATAACGAATATTAAAAATGCTATTAGTAGAGAGAGACTGACCGATTGGAAAAATGTTTACTGCACCAATGATGTTTGATGGTAAAGTAATATATCTGTCAGTGATATTTGTAGAAGTTACCTGATGCTTATAATACTGTTTCTCCGCACCCTCGAAGTGGTAATCCCAGAAGAATCTTAGAGCTTCGTCAATACGATCTTCGACCTGATCATCATCCACGTTGATGTCAATGACAGGAGCACCTAGCCTTCTTAGGCAATACTTCTTAAAATCTGCTCTTGATGATGGTACTGCCATTGAAGTGCCCTATTTTTTATATTTATATTATGTCCAAGCAAAGATAATAATGCCGCCGCCAGCTGTGGTGCCAACGCTGGGAGCGGAATCACCATCACCGCCATAACCATAAGCGCTATAACCATAAGCCGCGCCGCCAGAGGCACCACCCGCACCGCCCGGATTGCCACTACTGCCGCTCGCTGTACCGTTTCCGCCAGCAGAACCGCTGGTGTTGGTAGAGCCGCCAGAAGCCGTACCTCCGTTACCGCCAGCACCGCCATTATTAGCGTCGGCACCGGTGCCATTGCTGCCGCCGCCGCCCGTCAGAGACACAGCCCCGGCAGCAAGAGAACCCGTGGTAGTCGAAGAATAACTACTGCCAGCAGCAACGGAATACGCTATTGTCGTATTCCAGTCTCCAGACGCAACCGCCCTGGTTATGGTCGAATAGCCCGCACCACCACCGCCGCCACCGCTATTGTATACGTCAGAGCCAAAATCAGTGTACGAAGTGCCGCCGCCGCCACCAGCACCAACAACAGTAATAGTTACACTTTGAGCGCCAGCTGGAACTGTTACGTTACCAGAACCACTAGTAAAGGTGTTTGTTACTGCAGTAAATTTAGTTGAACCATAAAATTTTGATACAGATATTGCGCCACTTGACGGAATGGCTCCATTTATTCCAGATGTACCCGCTGGTACATAAGCACCACCAGCATAATACTCCGAAAGAGAAATTGGATTTGATCCGCCAAATTCCGCCTGTATTTCGCTAAAGGCAAGAGAGCCACTACTTTTAACAGTCATTTCTAGTTACCCTTTAACGCATCAACTTCGAAT